TATCAGGAGCAGTATAGGTTGTATGTCCAGTCGGTCGTCGCGAAAAAGTTCACGGGTCCCGGTGCCCTCCGCACCGACTCACATCCTCAGCGGGTAGATCACCCGCACCGTCTGTAAGATGCCCTTACTACACAAGGCTGAAGCGTCTGAGTAGGGCAGGTCGCCTTGTATAACCACCCCCACTGACGGGTTTCCGAATGCGGTGATCCGTTCCTGGCCCGCTTGAAAGGGAACCCCGAGGTAGCGTAGCAGTTCACCGATCTGACCATCGGTAAGTGTGTTTTGCAGTAAAGCAATGACCGGATACTGGACCAGGGCTCCCCGCCTAGTAGGCCGGTCGAGCTCCGAGTCCAGGTCCACTGCACCCGCCTTGCAGTACAGCTGCTTACAACCCAAGGTGACCGACGTAGGGATGTCGGCTGCTGGATCTCGGCAGGCGAGTCCTTCCTGCAGGCGCCTCACTGCAAGGGCCCCGTAAGAGGCTCTCAGGGCAGCAGCCCACGGCTGGAAACCTACCAGCTCCATAGCCAGACGCTCCACTGCGTGGCAACCACGAGTAAAGTAGTCAGCAGTAGCCGCACGGGGCAAACGCCTCCACGTGGGCAGATCCTCCCGAACGTTGTAATCACCCACTTCCAGGATAGCCCTAGTCTCATACCGCCCATCGGCCCTGTAGACCGGCCCCGCACCCAATGCAACGCGCCCGGATAACACCTCGTGTATCACCCCCAAAGGCAGGCTGGTGTACACCTGCATCGACCGCCCCAGGAGCAGGTAGGCCGAGACGTTGCCGCTCCTATTCATTAGGCTCCGGGCCTGCTGGACAAAGCTGTGCATCGTCGCTACCGGGTCGTATGTCCAGTCGGTCGTCCAATTCCCGGATACCAGGCTGGCGATAGACCGTGCCACGTAGCCGTGAGCCAGACTCCGGGTCCCTGCCATCCGCAGGAATTCAAACCCTTTTGAGCCCACCGACTGTTTACTCCTCTGGAGGTGAAAACCCGCGTCCTCCATGGCGCCAATGACTCCGTAAGCCTCCACGGAGTCCTTGCAGAACATAAGCACATCATCACCTACGTGGAAAGACTGCATCTTGCGGTATCTCTCCTCCCCCAACACGTAGCGGATATAGGCCGCGTTCAACACTGAATTTATGAAACTGGTCCCGCGGTGGTCAGACATCAGACTGCGGCGCGCCCGGCCGACCAGCTTGCCGTGCACATAGATGTCCATCTTGTGCAGCGAGGAGACTAACAGTTCCGAGTAGTCCGGTTCTAGGTTGGTGAAACGGTCACACAACAGCTTGACCACCAGTTCCTGGGCAGCTAGAGTGTGCTGGGAGTTAAAGTCACTGTAGTCGAGCATGAGAGCGGTACCTAAAGCGCGGGGCCACGCCTTACGGATCCTGCGGAACATGCCGTAGTTGCCTCCAGCGCCGGGGTCCAGGATCACCCGCCTCCCCGCCCAGCGGTTCTCAGCAGGACGCAATATACGCCCGAAAGCAGCATAGCTCACGGTGTTGCATGAGTAGATCGCGCGAGTCTTGCCCTGTTCCAGTTTCGGGACCACGCTGACCTGGACGTGGCCATCCCACGTAACCAGAGCGTTTTCGTCTACATGTTCCATAGCCATCCTGCGGGTCATACGTACCCCTCCCGGGCCAGTCGCCGGGACATCGGCGAACGCACCCTCCGCGTTGGTAGTATGGTTGTGCGACCCAGCCACACACCATTCGAACCTACGGTCCCAATAGTCCTGTATGGGATCCGCGTGTAGCGGCTCATCCCCCAATTCCTCGGCCAGGACGGCGTTAATGGCGTCCGACAGCCGCCGCCTGTCCAGCTCCACTTCCATGTCCTTTTCGGGCCGTGTCCTCCTCTCGGCGTCGCTCCACAAGTCCGTGTCGCCGACGCCCCGTCCCAGTAGACAGTTTAGTTCGCATAGCTGGGCCCATTCAAAAACCGTGTTGGAACCCGACGCTTTAAGAATATCGGAAAGGTGCTTCAGACGTTCCCCCCCCTCGGCCAGGTTGACCAGAATACAGAACGCACCCAGCAGGGCTTCCCGGCCACGCCACAGACTGTAAGCATAGATGAGCGCATTGCAAACCTGGTCCTCGTGGATGGCACCCGGCGGTGCTGCGCTTAGCATCATACACAACTGCCGGTGAGACGCGGGGTCGATATCGCGTATGTCGGCTAACAGGCAATCGAGGTAGATGTTGGCCTTACGCCCCGACTGCGGGTCCCGCTTCCGGGGGAATAGGCGGCCCAGTTCCTGCCGCAGCGCGATTGAGCTATCGCGTGCTATTAACTCGCTTAATACGTCTCGCGGCGATATTCGCTCCGCAACCTCAGCGAGGTAGCTCTCTGGTACCCGGTGGGTCCACGGAGCGCTTGAGCCCGCCTCATGAGCCTGAGGCCGCCATGGGACGCTGCGCCCCGACTCGCTCTGGTGGCGCATCGCCCCGGGACCTGCACCTCCGGCGGATCCCTCACCGCCCGACAGGTGTGCGTGGCACAGCGCCCGGTTGACGCACCGCATAACGGCCTCGTAGACCTCCGATCTTGCGTACTCCCGAACGCCCGAGTATAATGTCTTCAGCTGGCCGCACACGAGCCCTGTGATCTCAGCGATCACGTCGGCGAAAGCCGTGCAACGCCATTGCGCCCTTTTCCGTCTAGCGGGTCGAACCCGGGGTGACTGCAGCCGCGCTCTGGAGGGGCTGCCAGCTTGCAGCGCCCTAAAGGGATTTCCTCCGTCATCCGGCGCGATGTACCGGCGGTGCAACTCTGGCCCCACCCGACTAGCATAGCTAGCGCGGTCCCTGTAGGCCTTGACCAGCGACTCGAGCCGGACACCTGCTTCCAGAGGGTTCACCCGAGGGGCCGCCCGCTCTACAAAGTCAGCGGGGGCGATCTCGCAGAAACCTCCCGAACTCCAAAACCCCACGACGTCCGTCGCCACCCACCAGCTTGACATGGTAATTAGCGAGTAGTACGTAAGCCAGCGGATGACTTCAGACCGCCAGGAGAGCGGCAGCGGCAAGTGTATTGGGTACGGGTTGTATGCCAAGTTATAAGCCACTAGAGTAGCGTAGCCAGAATCCTCGCTTGGCTGGCCCTGGGCCGCGGATACCAGCTCCGAGCGTATCACGTCGGCGTCAAACTTACTCGCCATATTCCCGGCGGCGTGGAAGGACCGGCCTAGCACGCTTAAGACCCCGCTCTTGCTAACCGCACCCCACAAAGCACCCGGGGGGTGGGATGCGGTCGCCTCTTTTGGGACCATCATTGCGTGGGCGCGGTGCCCTGAGCACCCCCGCCCCCTTCCGTCTGACCGTCGGGATTGTTGCTAGCAGGAGCCACTTGAACGGATTCTGGCCCGGGCTGCCCCCCTCCTGTTTGGGGCACCCGTGGCCCGGCATGCGTGCCGGCCGCCAGTACAGGGGACATAGGAGCTGAGGCGGCCGTCAAGACCCTAGAGGGCTGGGGCGCCGCAGCCTCAGCTGTGTGGCCCGCAGACTGTGTCGGCGCCTCGACCTGCGTGGATTGTGGGCCACCGGCCTGGCTCCGTAGCGGCGGGGCCGGCGTAGCCGCCCCTTGCCGGCGGCGGATGCCGACCGTGAGATACCCTCCTTCGTGCAGGCTGTTCGGATCGTCTGCATTTAGAAGCGATGCCATCGCCATCAGCGCATCTGCCCCCCGGGTCCTGGCCATGTGCTCGCGGCGCGTTTCGGCGCACCGCTCAGCGAATCCGCAGCTATCCGGAGCCGACACGTCCACCGTGTACGTCGCGCCGGCGATTTCATTGTGACTGGGGACCGTAGCTAGCCATCTGTCCTCCTGCACTTTGTAATGGTTGATGACCATGACAACCCTGTCAAACATGTTCAGGCACTCCGCCGGGTGGGGCAACTTACTCTGTCCCCTAACCCACAGGTAGTCGGACACTGGGTATCGGGCGGAATGCGCGCGCCCCGGACCGTCCCTGGCCGCACGCCCCCCCAGGAGGCACAGAGCCTCGGGGTCGAGGCGTTTGAAATGCATCTGGGCCAGGCCGTCTTCCTTGTGGCCCAACAAGCATATGAGCCAAGCGCACTTCCGGGCCCCTTCGAAGTCGATTTCATAGGACCTCGCAGTGGCAGTCGGGATATCCACCTCGCACAGGTTTGGGAACATGCGCTCCGAATAAGCCTCACCCGGGCCGCCTAGTGACCCCCATCCCCCAGTTTCGGCCGGCCCGAGGCACCATTTCCGCGGGAGGATGGTAGTCGGTTCAATCCAAAAGAAAGGCGCCACAGCATCGTTCTTCAGCAGGTGTCGGTTATCATAGTTTTCGAGGACCGATGGGGCCGCTTGAGACAACCATGTGTGAGCTGGCCGTGTCTCCTCTGCCGCCCGCGACATCCGAAAAATGTTGGCTAACGCTGGGAGGTAGTACTCGGCCATTTCCGTGTAGGCTCCATGCAGCGGGGCGCGGAGTAAGTTGACGTGCTCGGTGCAGTCCAACCTATACTGCTCCTGATCACGTGCGTACCGATCGGCGTCGCCCACTATCGCAGGGTCGGCCGGACGGACGCCGCGCGCCATGAGAGGAGTCATCCTGCCGTAGACGACTATGGGCCTGGTGGTCCCGGTATCAGTCGTCACTACTGTACCTGCCTGAGCCACCGCAGCAGCTGTCGTGAGAGATAAGCTGTCTACGATGGTGACTAGGGTTTGGTAGGTGGCTGAGATGGTCACAGTTGGTAGAGACCCGCTCAGGGGGCTATCAGGAGGAATGCCCCCGAAGGGCAGCGCAAAGCGACACTCTCGTAGGACGTCTCGGAACAGACCGCCCTCGTCGCTGTGGCTAACCACCGTGTTCACCGTATGCAGGCCCTTCGCCACGGCATACCCGAAGACCTCCCCTGCACCGGCCCTATCATACAACTCCCCCAGTAGCCGCAGCGCGTCCAGAATGTCCTTCCAAAGTTTTGGACCCTGCGCTCCAAACAGGCGGGCGCGCTCGGGGCCAGACAGAATGGCCCTGTCAGTAGCCACGGAGCTCCCGCACGCCCCGCACGCCGAGACCAGTACCCAATAACAGCCTGAAGGCAGCTGGCCTGACAGCTGCTGACTTAGAAAAACCGTGTTACAAGACAGGGCACTCGAGTCCGGCAGCTGGTTTAAGTGGTTGATCTTGATTTTCTCCGGGTCGTACAGGTCGAAAAGAGAGACGCCAGGGAACCAAGTCAGGGTGGCAAGCCAGGCTCCGAGCATGGCGACCGGCCCTGTAAAGTCGAAGTGAGTCCAGTCCGGGCGGCTGGTATGTTTCGGCTCCACTTTAATGAGCCGCTCCAGGTAGTCTGCCGGCGTTACCGCATGTACCCTAGGTAGTATGTCCCCTTTCGTTGCCCACTCAGAGGAATTTCTGACCAGGGCGGGGTCGCGCTTGCCCGGTCTAGCCGCCTCTCCATCCCAGCGGTACCCGACCTCGTATTTGATCTTGTGTATATTGGTCTTCATCTTCCCGTATGCGCGCCAGGTCAGGAGGACGCTGCCCATGTAAACTCGACACCTCCCGATGTCCGGGGGGGCGAGGAAGTCGTTACGACATAGACCCAGTATAGACTGGGCCCCAGAGACCATGCCACTCCGGTCTGCCTCCGCCATCGTGGCAGCAGCCTCAGGCGGATACCCTGTCCGAGTAGCTCAGAGGCAAAAGTGCTCCGGTGCCGCTGACCGTGACGCTGATCGAACCTCGCAACACCGGGGTTGTCGGAGGTCGGGTCAGAAGTTAGCCAATGCAGACGACAGTGGGGAGACTCGAAACAGACCCAAAACGCGGGCCGATCGAAGCATGTGAGATAACAGAAGGTGTTCACAGTCTGGTAGGTGCTTTCCATGCCAAAGATTCATCAGCCCACATAAACCTCCCCACTGTCCGGTCCGAATCTCCCCACTTCGACTGCACGGCTAAATGAGTCCATACTCCGGCTTGTAGCATCCGGCTTGTACTTCC